TTTGGTCTTCAATCCGCATCTACTTCTTCCTCTTTTTCAACGACTTCATTATCAGCACTACCATAATTATACTTCCCTTTACAGTATTTGTCAAGCTGTTTTAAGATATCTTCGGAGAAAAAGTCAGAAGGATTATTCGCAATATTTTTACCAAATACTTTACGACCATCGTGTACTTCGATACGACCACCTTGTGCTTTCCAGATACCAGCTTCAACAGCAAGATCGGTAAGACCATGGTAACGATCTAGACCTTTAGTAAATGAGAGTTTAGTTTCGACCATAGATTTCTCACGAGTGAAACGAGATTTCTCAACTTTACATTTAATAATATTACCAACAACTTCAGTACCATCTTTGTCTTGCGACTTTGAAAGGAACACGATTGAAGATGCTGCGTATTTCAAACCATCACCACCACCCATAGTACGAGATGGCATATAAGAACCGATGACTGCGTATGTATGATTAGTAACAACCATAGCAACATCAAGTTTAGATAACTTCAATGACAACACACGGAATGCGCCACGAATCAACTGAGAACGTGTCATATCACGAGTGTCTTTACCCTCAGCGATATCTTCCATCTCTTTAGAAGTTGATAACATACCCAATGAATCCAAAAAGAACATCAATGGTGGGCGATCTTTCTTAGGTGTTTTCTCATAAGAGTCAAGAATCTTAGTAGCCTGAGTACGGAATTCCTGAACAGTTGATACAGGAACAATCATAAAACGCTTAGTATCAATGCCACGCTCTGCTAGCATCTCACGATTCAATGCTCCTTCGGTCTCGAAGTAAATGACTCCAGCTTTGTCATCAGTGCGAAGAAAATTGTTCGCAATACCAAGAGCATAGAAGGTTTTGCCTGTGGAAGACTCACCAGCCAGAGCTGTAACTTTGTTCCCAGGTAAACCACCATAGATGCTGCCAGATAACAAGGCATTGAGAGTATAAGAACCAGTGTCGATAAAACTATTAGTATCACCAACGACACCGTCATCAGCCAATCCCGCATATTCATTATCTAACTCCTTAACAATATCTTTTAGAAAGTTCATTCTGTCTCCTGTTCAAATGTTACTTCGCTGGCTACCATCGACAAATACTCAATAGCGCACACCAAACAATAAGTTTTATTTTCGTACCCAAACTCTGGCATGTTTACACGAAATGCGTAAGCATCGTTCAACTCTCCGTGTTTTTCGCAAAACATTTTTGGGGGTGTTTGTAGTTGTGGGGTTTCTTTAATCGCTTCATCAATTGGTGGGAAATCGATGGGATCGTCTGTACCTGTTTCATGTGTCATGTTTTCTCCTAGTGTTTCATATATTATACTATGTATATTGTTTTAAAGCAAAAAATTATGCGAAGAACTCGTCAAGACTATTTTGCTCTTGGATAGTCCAACCAATTGATTGCATAATAGCTGAAAGTGGATCAAGGAACACTTTCTGAAACTGCTTTTCATAGTCTACGTATTTATGTAGCCCAAATTCTTTCGGGAGTGTGTTAGTAAAACTGATAACATCCTCACGAATAATGTTCGGCTCTTTCAAGTAGATAAATTTGATTCGATCACCTTCGCGAATCAACTGGTGTTTTTCCAGCAAGTTATGTTCTTTCACAAAGTGATTGAACATTAACGCACCTCTAACATGAATCGGTGTAGATTTACGATAGATGTTTGCTGGGTCAGAATACTCTTTCAAATTGTTAACGCTTCTTGGAAAAGCAGCATCTTCAACAGGGAGATTATAAAACTCTTTCTGATAATCAATAATAAATTTACGCAAGGCAAGTTGATCGCCTTTGATGACAATCATCATCGCTTCCTTCAATTTAGCACGAACGACCAGTGGAGTTGATGACTTGATCATCTCAAGACCCATAATCTTCATCTTTGGTTCTGCGTATTGAACACCTTCAGAATTGTGTACGTTTAAGACGTAACGCTTCTTAGCAGTCCAGATACCTTTATCCGCAATAACCTCACGCTTCATAATCATCTTTTGATCAAATGCGTTTTGACGTTCAGCCAACTCCTCATAACATTTATCGATGAATGGTTGAATACGATCTTCGCAAATTCTATCAATGTAGCGAACAACTTTATCTTTATCGAGTTGTTCTTCTTTACTGAACATCTTATCAACCAATGGACCAAAACGCAAATAAACTGAGTCGGTATCAACAGCGATAACGTAGTCTACCTTCTCAGTCTTGAGTAGTTTGTTAAAATACTCATTGAATTTCTTTTCCATCCAACGAATAGACAACTGACCACTCAACGTGATACCTTCAGACATGCGTTGATCGTAGTATCGAAAATACTGATTAGCCAACGCACCATAAGCAGAGTTCAGAGCAATCTTTAGAGCCATCTGTAGATTGTTGAGACGAGAGATCTCATTTAATAATGATTCGTCTTTTGTGTTTTCATATTCTTGTTGAATACGTAACATTTGCTTTTTACTTTTACTACGATTTGTGTACATCGTTTCCATCAACTCAGGTAAGAAACCTTTAATGTCTTTGCGATAACACCAACCATTAGCAGTACAAGACAAATTTAAATCATGGTATCCACCAGTCTCCGCATGCTCAAGAAAATAACCAACACCACCAACGTGTTTATATCCAGTATCCATTGTCTCAGGACTAATGTTATACTGCATAATCAAGTGAGGATATAGACTGTTCAAGTCAAATGAAACAACCCAGTCATGCATGCCCACGAGAGGGTCTTTGACATAAGCACCCTCAATCACAGAATCTTTGTCATTGCTAACTTTATTTGGAATGACAACTTTCTTAGCACGCAAATGATTATAGATGATTGTATCCCACATACGAACCTGTGAGAAAACATCCTCATAGTTTACCTTTGCGTTATACGCCATAACCATAGCAAGTTCAACCAACTTCATCTTATCTTCAAGTTTGTCAACAAGCACAGTGTCGTGAATGTTATAATCAACAAACTTCTTCCATCCGTAAGTATAGAAGTCCTTAAAGGTATCGTACTCTGAGTAGTCTAGTTTATTCTCACCAAGTTCAACGAAAGCAATGTGATCAAGTTTATACGACTCTTGCATAGAATACGTAAACTTCTTATAGAGATCGATATAATCTAACGCAGCAATGCCAGCGATGTCGTAGCTGATTTGCTCAGAACCTTTAACGTGAATCCTGCGCTCATTGATAACACCCCATGGTGATAATTGTTTCGCATGTGTCTCACCAAGTTGATTGATGATACGACGAATCAGATATGGTGTATCAAAGAAGTTGATGTTCCAGCCAGTGATAACATCAGGATAATCTTTTTTCCAGAAGTCGATGAAGTTTAGTAGAAGTGCGTTTTCATTTTCGCATTGATGAAAGATCACTTCTTTGTTACCTGTGTATGGACTTTTGCCGAAAGTGTGAATCTCTTTCGTCTTTCCATCCATCAATGTGATTAAGAGCACTTCTTCGTTAGCAGTTTCGATATTAGGAAACCCACTTTCCGTAGAGGTCTCAATGTCAATAGAATATCGTTTGATTAAATCTTTATTGAATGCTATGTCAGCTGGATAATTGTCTGAAAGATATTGATATGCGAAGTTTGTGTTGCCATAAACAGCAAACCCATTTATGTTTTTGTATCTTTCAAGAAACTCTTTTGTGTCTTTGATAGATCCAGGTTTGATTGGATACAGGACTTGACCATCAAGTGTGCGAAATATTTCTTCTGAAGAGTTCTTGCTCTTCGATGATGCATAAAGTGTGGGATTAAAATCTAGTTTGTGTTTGTATGGTTGACCATTATCATAACCACGCACACAAAGTTTGTTTCCCATTGGGAATACGTTGGTGTAAAATTCCATGTAACTCCTTCGTCAATCTATTATTATATATGTTCATGGCATTAAAGTAAAGTTTATTTACCATGGATCAACATCATGATGTCATAAGCACAATCATGAACAGGGTGGTGTTTGATTACATGTGAACCACGATCGAAAGGAATCTTGAGGTCGCAATATCCATTCTTACAAGTTTCGGTAAGACAATCCAAAGCAGTACGAACATCACGCCAATTATTATATGGTGCGATCAATTCTTGCCCAGATACTTTACACAAACTGTCGATTGACATTTGATCAAGCGAACCACGTGACCACATTGTGTTTTCGTTATAAGGTGTGTCGATATAATCGGCAAGTCGTTTAATACCTTCAACGGCAGGCAAATCATCTTCTTCGCTTGGATGGAAACTTACTTTTCGAACGTAGTCATGTTGTTTCGACCACCACTCAATGGTAGACTTATCAATGCTACGTTTATACTTATTGACCTGTTCCTGCACATCAAACTTCACAAACAATGCTTCGGAAATATAGTCATCGTATGAAATTGTTGTGTCTGTTGGATCGAATTTAATAATCGCAGCAGATAAAACGACAGTAGTAGACTCAACACCAAGTGTCTCTACATCAAACATATACATCATTCTTCTTCATCCAATTCTATGTCTTCACGATATTCTGAGATAGCAAACATCTCATCGATATCGGTTGGTATTTCTTCACGAATCTCGGCAACAGACATATTACTATATTCATAGTAATTATCGAAACCATCTTCAAATCTGCCACAGAATGCCATTCCTGGTTCATCATAATACGCACGAACAGACCAACCCTCATTTTCTAAGTATTCATAAAGAGTAGTTGGTGGTGACCATGCGCTGTCGAAACTAATGAGCACAGTTGTCTCAGATATAATTTCGTAATCGTGAACACTCACTTCCCACTTAGTGCCCCAATTGTTTATGTTCCATCCATACCAATCTTCATCTTCAGAAGATGGTCGAGGACGAAGTGACTGTAGAACCTGTCCTTCGCCATCTGGTTTCTGAAGTTCTACGATCAATGCGTCAATATTTTCTTTTGACGATGTTAGAGTTACATTATTGCTACACCAATTAGGCATTCTCTTCTCCGATTCTGATAATCCTTACTTCGTCATAAAGGTTTGGGTGTGACATTCTGTCTTCAGCAATCGCATCTGCTTCCATCCAATCAACGCAATAATCAGTACACATAATCATACCCTTACGATATGATAATACTTTAAATTTTAAATGTTTGAGATCACTCAATTTAGTCTCCCATTTTCCACTTCACTAAACACTATTTTACCCTGAGCCATACATTTTTGTAAAATCTTTTCCTCAACAATATCGTTGACTAGTCTCTCTATGTATTCGAGTTCTTCCATAGTCAAAGAATCTGCTGGTAAAATGCCTTCAAGAACAGCAGCAGCAATCTCTTGGCGTTCGATGGTAAGTTCTGTAATCATTTAATATTTTCCTTCACAATAACTTTAGTCTGGTCAACAGCTTTGTCTAGGTAACTAGCAAGACCACTGACACCAACAGTCGAAATAACAATACCAACAAAAACACCAAACAAGAAATTCATATCATCCTCTGCAGTTTTAACTTTGCTTCATGAATAGATTTGTGCATCTCACCATTAATTTTGATGTTACGATTATGACGAATAACGACAGTCACATTGGGCACAGACAAAGTTGTTGTGTCTGGTGTTCTTGTTTTTGTAACAACACTTCCAGTTGAAAAGAACAATGTATCGATCAATTCATCAGAAGCCATCTTGCGAAGGAAATGATTGTTAGCCATTACCAACTCGCCTGATAGTAAAACTGTGACTTCTCAAACGCAGGTTCATCCAGAATTTTTCTAATACGTTCAGCAGTGTGCCCAATATCGCCCATGTACCATTCATCGTACTCAGTTGAGCCAAAGAAGAAACCACTGCGAGTTGGCATCAACTCAATTGCCTGTTTTGGATCGGCGATAATTTCTTCGCAGAGTTCCATAAGTTCTTGAAGTTTCTCGCGAGAAACATGCGCTTCTTGACACTCATCAACACCATCCTGCACGTTATCAACGAACCACTGGTGAATGGCATTGGCTTTACGCCAGTAGGCAACACGGAAAGTAACTTCCTGTGCGCCATAATCGTTTTCTTCGTCACCATCGATACCAAACAATTCATTAATGCTGGCAATCTTACCAGAATCAGAAGGATCGAAATACTTACTCATGTATTTCTTTGCTGACAGATACATATCTAAACCCATATCAATTCTCCAGTTTTTTTTCATCAATGTAGTAATTAAACAACTCATACTTTTTTGCTGCTGCCTCTGCTGATTCTCGTGTGCTGTAAACACCGATGATATCAACTTCCTCACATAAGACATAAACTTTCATGTTACGCAGCCAACTTAAAATAACCATAAGGCAAACCAACTAGGAAACACAGGTACTCATCGTCACCATTGCTACCCTCAGCTTCGTGAATCCAACGCAATGCCATCTCGCGAGTTTTCGCTCCGCTCATCAGCAGATTTTGCATGCGCATTTCGAAATCGTGAGAAGCAGCTTCCTCATCAATCGTGCGTTGTTTTTCGTTACGCATGATGGCATCGCAACAACGCTCGAGTTCTTCCTTGAGTTCATCAAGGGACATGGCTTCCATGTTCATAAAACGAGGACGAACACCATGCGCATCTTTATACGCATCCCACAAAGAACACTCAAGTTGTTCTTTTTCGGTCATCTCGTCCCAGCTTTTCAATTCGGTCATTTCGGTTTCCTTTTCAATCACAATAGAGTAATTATACGTCCAAACTGATTAAATGTCAATGCCTAAAACGAAAAAACCCTACAAAAATAGGGTTTTTTGGGTCTACAGGGGTCAAAAACGGACTAAAAATCGTCCTGCAGACCCATTTTTAGGACTTTGGAGGGGTTTTGGGGTTTGGTATAGGGGTTTGGGCTTGGATAGACGTTTTGTACGTCTGTGCAGGTCATTTTTTGGTCTTTTTAGACTTGTTATAAGTCTGGAAACCCAGCTTTAGGATTACGAAAGGAAATAAACTCAAGAAAGTCAATAACTTCTTGGTATGATAAGAAAACTTTGGTAAAGAACTCACCAGTCTCTTTGTTGAAGCCGACAACAAGTATTTGTTTCTCTTCAAACACTGACGCTTTGAAAACCCAACTCCCTCTCATCGCAGTCATATACGATAAGAGATTTTTGCTGATTGTTACACGTTTGGTTTTATTGTTCATACACTTATTTATTGTGTGTATGAATGTGGGGAAGTTGCCTTCCCCATTTTTCACTTTTTAGGTGGTGTTGGCGTTTTGCCGTTCACCCAGTCCCAATCATCATCTGTCATTGGGATCCAATTGTTCATTTTACTTTACCTGCTTTATAGGCTCTAAACATTTGGATACCCTCAGCAATACCAAGGATGATATTCTTACAGTTGTTCAGCAGCTTTGTCATATGCATCCTCCTGTAGGAGTTGCTTATCATTACCAGATTTCACTGGAACTTTCTTTGCTTTCTTTTCTTCTGGTACCAATTGATCAAGTGCGATCTTTAGAATACCATTGAAAATCTCAGCATCTTTAACTTCATACTGGTCGCCGATTGCCCACGCACGAGTAAACGCACGCATGCCAATACCTTTGAACAAGTAGTCAGTATCTTCTGGATCTTTTGACTCAGAGTTACCCTTAACGATTAACTTACCACCATCGATAGTAATATCGATTTCGTTTTGTGAGAAACCTGCTACAGCGATTTCAATCGTGTATGTATTACCGTTCTTACGAACATTGAATGGAGGATAGTTAGGGATATTCTTAGTGAGGTCGTCATGCAATGCTTGCATCTTTGCGAATTGATCGTCAAAGCCAACGAAGACTTTATCAAAGTCTTTGAAGTGTTCACCAAAAAGTGTGGGGATGAATTGTCTTACCATTTTGTTTTCTCCTATTAAGCGAGTTAAATTAAAAAATTACTATCCCGAAGGCATAGTATTCCAGCTTACCTTATACTGGATCGAAGTTTCGTCCCGATGGTGTAATTACACGGACGCCTTATGCCGTAGCTACGAACGGATCCTAAGGTGGATTCTTAAATTAGTGGGGGTTCTTGTCTGGTTTCCCCCAACCAGTTCCTAGAGTACTACGTCGCGATAGGACTAGGCTCCATCTTTGACGTTCCCATCCCTGGGACATTTTTATTTATATGTTCAAACTTCCTCAGAGCAAGATGTCTTGCTAAAAAAAGTCTTAATTTCACATAATCGCTAAGATCTTCTGACTGCTCAAATTTAATAAGTTCTGGGCGACGGTAGCCAACATGCGTATCAGCGTAGTCAACACCATCGTCCTCATCATCCTCGAAAGAATAATTACTTAGTAGCTGGAGCTGTCGTTTTTGTGTCCGCTGCAGGAGCACTTTTGGTGACTGCTGGCTTCTTAGCTGCGTCCTTTTCTTTCTTTGCAGCTACCTTCTTCTCAACAGATGCTTCTGCCTTTTTCTGAGTTTCTGGGGATGCGTGTTTTAAACCTTCTTCTTTTTTCACAACTGGTTTCTTTGCTGGTTCAGCTTTCTTTTCAGCTGGCGCAGTTACAGGTGCTTTAGCAGGTTGTGTAGTTTGTGCTACAACTGCTGTTGACAATAATGTTGCTGCTACTAAAATAAGTGATTTCATGTTTGTTCCTTCGATTCAGTGTTTGGATTTT